TCATCAGCAGCGTCATCTTTTGAACCTTGACCTTCATCGTAAGGTACGGTAGGTTTAACCTGTGCAGTAGGTGAAACGGTAGGAGTAGTAATACTAGCAGGGTCAACAAAGGTATAGCCTTCTGGAACAGGGTCTAATAGTTGTCCAGTGCTTTTACTCTTACGTAATCTAATAATGTTACCTGCTTCATCAGTATATTCTACATACTCAAAATCTACACCGGGAATATTTTGACCAACAGAACTTGCAAAACTAGGTATTTCGGCTGCAGTATAAGTTGGGGTTGTGGGTACATTTGTTTGAGTAGGTCTTACAGGTTGAACAAATTGTTGAGATGCTGCTTGTGTAGGTGTAGGTGCAACACCTGTTGTTGGTCCTGTAGCTGGACTAAAATAAACACCAGTATCTGAAGTAGGCATACCACCTACTGCAAATTCTTGTGTATCATTATACTCGCCATCGTCTTCCATGTCAATGTCATTAATGTCAAAAGGTAAATCATCTGGCATAGTAGCTTCCTCACTATTACCCATCTGACCCATTGCTTCCATTTGTTTTAAACCCATTTTAGCGTCTTGGCGAATACGCATAAGATTGCCTAGACCAATAAAACGAACTACATCCGCAGGAAATACAAACTCCCCTTCACTTAGCTGTGCAGGAATGTCATCTCTCACTTCTTCTTGCGTAGAGCCGGGTGGAACATCATTGCCTGATACAGGGTCTATTGAACCGCCTTCGTCTTTAAGACCGCCATCTTCAAACATTTCCATTTGTTTATTGAGAGCCATTTATTTCATCCCTAAGTTGTTTAAGTCTACGTAGTACTGCAATAGCACCTTGTTGTCTATGTAACGAAACACTATCCATTGACTGTTCCATTACAGTTTGATGCTGCTCAATCATGCTATCTAAATAGCTATTGAACGCTTCCCATTGGTGGTTGTTGCCCACCAGCGGCTTGAGGTTGCTGAGTATTTGTTTCTTGTCCATTTGCACTAAATCCCTGTTCTCCCGGCATAGGAGCTTGCCCTGTGCCTATGTTGCCTCCACCTGCACCTGTAGGGTCCATTGGGTTAACACCCGCTGGTGCGCCTTCCTGACCCGGTACAGGGGCTGGTGCTTGAAAGCCTTTCATAATCTCTGCTTGTAGAGCAGCTTCATCCATACTGTTGGTTACTTTGTCAGGGTCTAAGCTCAGTGAGGTAGCAATCTCACGAATGATATACTGAAACTTAGCAAAAGGTGCTAGTGCTGGATTACTTGCTGTTTGAAGGAATTGCATAAGACGTTGGCTACGTACTTCATTAGCCATGAGGCTTTCTGTTCCACGTGCCTTAACTTCTAAATCTCCTTTAATCTCAGGGTCAAAGTCAAACTGCATATTAAATCGGAAAAAACCTTCTCCAATTGGACGCAGTAGATAGTCATCTACATTCTTTACTACGGTCTTAATGCTACCAGAAGCTGCGCCCATAAGCATAGATATACCAGAAGCAGTTCTACCCACACCAGATATACCTGTTTGACCGTGAGAGAATGATGGCAAACCCGTGGACTCATCAGCTAACTGACGTGCCTTATCAAACAACATCATGTTCTCAGAAGACACATTAGGAAACTTAGTACCGAAGATAGCCTGACCCGGTGCGCCACCCTGCCTACGGAACACTTTACCCGGATACAATGACAAGTCTTGACCCGGTACTAAGTTAGTTTCGTCTAGTTCCATAATTAAGTTGCCAGACAGTACGGCGTTATCAACAGCCATACGCATGAAGCCATTCATCAAAGTCTGTGTATCGTCCATGTTCTCTGCAATACCCACACCAAAGAATGAGTAAGGGTTTAATTCGTATGGAGCAGAGTGATATGGTATCTTACTAGGCTTGAATGGATTAAGAACCATACGAATAAGTTTGTTGTTACAAATCCAAACATTAGCTTGTAGTTCATCGAAGTCTTTTAGTTCATCTGGAATAGTGATGTCTTGGTCTTCCAGCATAGTGTTATCAACAGTACCCCAATACTCTAGTACTTCAAAGCGGTCAATAGCACTTTCAGGTGCATAGTCAGACAAGTCATCTTCCCAATACTTCTTAGTATAGTTTTCGCCAATAGCAATAACTTCATCAATAACTTGACCACGGAAATATGGACGTTTCTTCAAAGAACGTAATTGTGTACGAGACATCTTGTGTCGTTCAATTACATACTGAGCATCGTCCATGTTACTGGCATCTGGGTCAGGGTAGAAGTTCCACACAGATACATGTTGAATCTGAGGCACCGTTTTAAATAGCGGGTCATAATTACCTTCGTCATCCCAGTTAGGATACTCTTTATCAATAGCAAATGGCCCCTTCATTACACCTGTACCAAATAAAGCCATCTCAAAGGTTGTATTACGCATGTGTTTACTTGCGCCAGACTCTTCTAGTTGGTCATGGATTTTTTTTTGCATTTTCTTAGCTGCAATCATAGCGGGGCTAAAAGTAATTGCAGTTGGTGTCTTACCCGGACCTTCTTTTAGTTTATCTGAAACAGGCTCTAACTTATCTGTTAAAGAACCTAGTTTATCCTGTAAGGATACAGAAGTTGCACCCGGAGACAAATCATTTCCGTCTCCTGCAAAACCATAAGGACTAGATAAATCCGTGTTATCTTGCATTTGTTCTGGTTCTTGTGGGTCAAAGTTTACAGATTCTACTACCCCTTCAGGTAACTCAGTAGGGTCTACCGTTAAAGGAAACTTTTGATTAGCAAATAAAACATCAACTACTTGACCATATGCAGCAAGAGTTTTTGTTTTTGTTACTTTAATAAATACTCTTGATTTTTCTGCTTCAGTAAATTGCACATCTGGTCCATAAAGACCACGGTAGTTACGATAAGAACGTAACCATCGGTCTTCATCCTGTTCACGATAATCTTCTGAGCGTTGATACTTCTCATTAATAAAGGGAATAATGGAAGATAATTCAGCATCACTAACAACAGAATTATCTGTGTCTTCTAATGCAATGGCATCATCTTCAATGTTAATTTCATCATCGTTCATAGGTTTTTCCTTAATATCCGAAAGTGCTGTCTGCTACTCGCATACCCATACTAGGCGCACCTCTTGGGTCGTAATCAAAAATACTAAATCTTGGTCTTGACATTATACCATATCTCAGCGCGTCATACAAGTGGTCTTCACTATGCGTGTCAATATCTTCTGGATTTTTCTTGTCAAGCGGGATGGACGGTAGCTGTGCGACCATGTTTGTGCAATTACTAAAGAAAACAAGTCTAGGCTCCTCTGTAAATTCATCTACTTGCAAGCGCCTGTGTATCTCGTTCTTACCAGCTACACGACTACCTTTACTTCTATCCGAAGGTCTCCAACGGCAACCTCTACTCACCATCTGCTCTGCAAGGCTAGGGCCAGTGTCACCACGCTTATGCCAAAGAGAACTATCCAGTACACCATACTTTATATTTCCATCGCCAGATTCTAATTCCAGTATCATATCTGCCAAATCTGTGGCAAGAACTTTAGAAACGTACAATTCTCTATATACAATAAGTTGTTCATTAGGCGCGACAGCCATCCAAACAACGCCAGACTTACTACCGTAACCGTAATCGCAAGCCCTAAACTTAACCCAATTATTAGGTATATCGAAAGGCTCAACAACATGAATGTTACGGTCAAACTCAGTGAAGGCCGCACCTTCTTTAATATCCCAATCACCGTCAAGGAGTTGTCGTCTTTGCTGCTCTGGCATTGAGAGGAGCATTGCTTCATAATCACCCGATTCCGCAAGGTATGGGTTATCAGAAAGTCTCGCTGGTATAAATCGTCTTTTAAATAAAGACTTTCCAGCCTTGCTATGTCCTGATGGGTATCGGAGTACTTCTCCTGTTTCACTGTCTGTTGCATCATATGCTCTATTATATGGCGAAGGGTCAATAAACATTTTCTTTACCCAGCCATGACCTCTACCGCCGGGGTTAGTTGTTGCTCGCATGTAGATAGGCAAGTCAGGTGCAGTGGACCTTAGACGAGACCGCATGTAATTCCATGCATATGGTGTGGCCCACTGAGTTAATTCGTCAAACCCTATCCAACTAAAAGCTAGACCCTGATAACGCAAGACATCATCATCTCTATCAAGATAAGACATCCACAACCTTGCGCCAGATGGTGCAGTCCACTGCATCTTTCTTTCCGACCACTTAATACCGGGCCAGATTTTTGGGTACAGTTCCTGCGACTTGAATACAAGTTCTCTCAGTTCTTCTGTTGTATGTCGTAACAACAAACCACTGAAGGCTGGATGCCCCATGTAACGCAGCGGGTCAGATAACATGGCATATGATTTACCACCACCTGCACTACCACCAAATAAAACTTCTCGTTCCGCTGCCGCTAGAAAGTCTGTCTGCGGTCCGGGATTAGGTTTAAAGAGTACGTTTTGATGTTCTTCAATACTCTGTGTTTCGTACTCAACAGGCTTTATACTAACTTGCGGTTTTGGACCCTGTTCTTTCTTCTTGGAGGACTTTCGCTTTGGCGATTGCCTTTTCCGCATATTCTGCCCATTTGCGGATGCTTGCAGCTTGGTTCTTACGTCTTCGCTCATTCTCTAATCTTTTCCTTAATCCTACGTGTGAGATGTATCTGCCACTGTTTGTACTAAGCCAGTTTGCTACTTCACGGTAACTGTACTGTGCTGTGTATTTACGTGCTTTCTCTAATAAGTCTAACTCTGTTGGTATAGGGTCAAGAATGTCGGGGTCGTCTTCGTTGTGTTTATAACCAAAAGGGACAGTCCTTGCAATGCGAGGTATCTGCACCCATTCGTTTTCTTCTTTAATATCTGTTGGCTGTGGTAGCTTCCACTTACCTATGCTCCTAGTCATTTTTTCTTTTTGAACCGGGTCCAGTTAAAGCAGAACCTTGCCCTGCTGGTTTTGGAATAATAGCAGATAAAAAAGTTCCTACAAACGGTATAGAACGTAAAGCATATTTTTTTGCTAACTCTTTTGCTGGTGTTTTTGTTAAACCCTTAAGTATTTCTTTTTGTTGTTGTAAGAGTGCATTTCTTACTTTTACATCTCTAGCATTTAAATCTTTAGGTTTAATAGACTTTAGTTGGTCTATTTTCATTTGAGCAGTTTTAACTTTAGTATCTTTAGCTTGCGCCGCATATCTAGTCTGTGCTTTTGTAGGTTGTCTTTTTGTTAGTTTTTTATTTTTACTTGCAAGTTTGCCAGCAGCAAGAGTTGCGCCAGCAGCCGTTGCTCCCCCAGCGGCTATAACAGTTTTTACTTTTGGGTCTGTAACTTCACCAGCCATTAGTCATCATCCTCTACGATTGCTTTAGGTGGCATAAGCATGACACCGCCTGATGCCTCTACCTGCATCTTCTCTGTTTTCACTAGACCTGTGCGGTCAAGCAGTTCTTTAGCCGCTGACATCTTATCACGGATACCTAACTCAGTTGGGTCATACAATGCATGTGTCATAGCTATCGCAGCTTTCGGAGCGTTACGAGCCATATACATTTGAGTAGCCTCAAGTATCTCTTCTTTAATACCTTTAACAATTTCCATAGTACTAGAACTGTCAGCATAACCTGCTAGTTTCTTTGCCTGTACAATATCACCTGCCGCTTCCTCAAAGAGGACGTTAAGTAGCATCTGTTGTTTTTCAGTTAACTGTCTAGCCATTACATCTCTCCGTGGTGCATAGCGTGGGCTAATTTTGTACTACGTGATTTTACCTGATTTGCCCACCTGCTGTCAAGCATTTCTTTTGCTGCGGTAATAAAATCTTCACTGTGTATTGCTGCCCACATATTTTTAAACTTACAAAGTCTTGGTACACCCATATTAAATGCCATGTCCATAAGTATAAGCTGACGTACAGAGTCTAGCTTGTCTACGCAAGGGTGCGCCCGTACAAGTTCTGTCTCGACAATCTGAACGTCATTAGTTGCTAGATAAACCGCATCAGCTTCTGTGATACCGTATTCATACACATGCTCAATACTTGGTATGCCTAAATCAGATAACTCCTGCTCAGTTATACCACGGTCTTCCAGATTTCTTCCGATACCAATTGTGTCAATACCCAAGGTATCTTGATATACTTCTAATCGCAAGCCTTCATGCTGTATTAACTTTTTTATAAAATCGTCTTTTGTATATTTCATTTCTCACTACTCAGCCATACCGCAAATGCACCTGTCATGGCCCCAGTGACTACACTCACTAGTGCCGATTGTTGTGTCGTTGGGTCCGGCAGTATCATAAACCACTCCACTACCCGCCAAGCCGATATTGACATCATAATCATCATCAAGCGGGGAAGTAACTTCCAAGCTAGTATTCTTTCCATTGCTGCTGTCACGATTAATCCTTGCTTGTTTTTCTGTTGTTAGATTGTGCATACTCCACATGGGTTAAATTATTTCTTTCCGAAGAATTTAGATGCTGAACGTACTCCAAAAGAAGCGGCAACGATAACTCCCAAGGAATACTGATACCATTCAGGCATCTCATTAAGTCTTGCGAATCCGTTTGCAACTACTTCTTCCATCCCCGGTATAAACGCCATAACAAGTGGGATGGAAAAAAGCACCGTAAGCCACTCGTCTTTCCACGAAGACTGACTACCTTTAGCCATCTCCAAGTCCCAGTCAAGTTCGCCCGTAGCTTTCCTCTCCATAATGACAGCTTCGGCTTTAGCCTTTGCCACCTTTGCACCAGTCTCTGCTTTAGTCTTCTCAACTTTTCCATCTAACCATGTCCCCGCTAGTTGTGTTATTGGGCCTATCAATAGATTGAGCATATTTATTTCCTATGTACTCTTTGAGTATATGCAAACGTGTTTCCAAATCAGGAACAGTTTGACTTAATAATTCTATGTTATTATCCTCTGCGAAACTTTGCAGTCTTTTTTGCAATGGACTTTGGTTGTGATACATGCTGTTTACCTGCAGATGTTCCCTGTCTCTTGGCTTTAGTTGTAGCAGAATACTCTGCACTTGTCAAGGACTTTATTGCTTTTGCAGGTAAATACCGTTCACCTGTCTTTGCCGAAGGCTTACCTGACTTAGTACGCCAGTCTTGATTAGTCCAATTTGTTAGGCTTTTTTGTGAAGGTTTCTTCATTAGTTTATACCTATTGCTTTCGCTGCTGACATAACCATTCCTACTGCTGCCGCTATGATTGCTGCAATAGCACCGAAGACGATAGCACCCATCTTTATATTCTCGACTAGTTCTTCTTGCTCTTTAGCTTTCTTCTTACGTACAAGTAGTGCAGCTTCTTTAGCAGCTTGTATTCTCTTAGCACGTTCTGTTACGATACCCTGCCACGTTCCATGACCAAATCGTAAGTCAATAATCTGGCTCATCTCGTATAGCTTTTCTTGAGCCAGTCTAGCGTCAATAGTTTCTTGTGCTATACTCTTAATACTAAACTGGTCCACACCAGATTTTTTATTACGTGCTTTCTGTACTTGGCTCTCGCCTTCAAACAGATTATCAATATGCCCAGCAATCTCACTGATGTCTTGTGCAGTGCCAATAGCGGATTTGATACCGTCTACTGCACTCTTTACAAGTGCAATACCCGCTAATGTTTCTGCAATCATTTATGTGTACCTCTAATCTATAATCTTTACAATATAAGTTTTGCCGTTTGGTCCTTTACTTACTTCAACTGTTTTAGATTCACAGGCATACCTTACACTACCTGTATCTTTGTACAGGTTTCTTTCTATTGTGCGCTTTGACTTCAGACAGTGGGACAGCTTTTCATATGCTGTATGTTCAGCTATGTCTCCGGCAAGATATAATATTAATGTTATTGTCTCAGTCACCACCTTGCCCGTTCCTCATCATTTCTAGTCTAGCTTCTATAGCACCTATTCGTTTCTCATAAAACTCTAAAGTTAATTTCTGTTGCTGGTCATGTGGCGCACGACCTTCATCTATTTGTGCTGTCAGTTCGTCTAGCTGGTCAGCAAGATGTTCAATCAACATGAACTGTTCACTGTCTGCTGGTAAGCTGCCCATATCTCCTCTGGGCCACTTAATGCGAAACTCTGTGTTCTGTTCTAGGTCAGACTCCATCATAGTAATGTTTGTCTCAATCTGATTAAGACGCTCTATGATACCAAAGTAAGCCCATGTTGCCAGTGACGCTGCAGCAACCATACTGATAATGTTACGAAGAGGTAACGCAACTTCTGTATTCTCGTTTATTTTCGTTGCCATTATTCAATACCCAATGCCCTAGACAGTCCAAATACTTCAAGTATCATAAAGGTAAAAAACAAAAGTAATATACTGCCTACAATCATTTTGCCACTAAAGTTAGTAGAGCCTATTCTGATTGCAACAAATTCATTACCCAGTATTCTAAGGACAAGTTCAAAACTGTTTTCACCTATCTTTGTAGATAGGATTTTATCGTTTGTCTCTTTTGTCATTAGCTTTTGTAGCCGCCACCAGCTTTCTTATAAGCAAGTGCTAACATCTGTGCCTTACGTGCAGACCACTGACCCGGTTTACCACCCTTGCTACCAGCTTTAATGCGTTGGAACAAACGCTTTCTCAATGCTGGCTTAGTATAGTTACCAGCCTCGTTTACTTTACTCTTAGCTTTCTTAGGCTTGGGTGGTGCTTTCTTCGTAGCCATTTACGTATCTCCTATCGGGCTGAGTCGTAAAATTCTTCAGCCGATGTGGTAACAACTAATTTATCTGCTGTACCTGCTGTGCATTTAATAATATCGCCAGCATGTAAATACAAAGGTCTATCTACAGTAAAGATAGATTCGTAAGAACCGCCAGAAATATTATGTGTAGTAAGTAATGTATACTCTGTGTTATCGTCTGCATGAAACAGAAATAAACTTAATGTAATGTTACCCGTATGGTTATTACTTACAAACAGATTCTCCAAGTGTGAAGAAAAGTTTGCAGGTACTGTATACACAGTTGTCTTGCTAGTAGAAGACAGTGCCACTACTTCTGTACGAAATTTAGAACCTGTTCCTAATGCTGGCATTATGCTCTGCTATTCCTTTTACCCGCAGTCTTAGTACGAGCGAATGACCTATTCTGTGCTGGTCTTTGTACAGATAAATTACCCCGTCTATTATCCGTAGGGTTTCCATTACGGTGAGCAACGTCCTTACCGTCACCTTTTCTAGCTGCACCTGCTTTTATTAAAGCACCTCGTGCTGCATTCCTAGAAGTGCGCCGTTTAACCTGTGTAGGGTCAGCGTGGTAGTTATCGTATTCCTTACGGTAGTTACGCTTCTTAGCCACGCCGCCTACTGCCATCTTCTTTTTAGCAGGTGCTTTATTTTTAGTAGGTGCCATAGTTATCTACTTCTTTTTAACTGCGCCGCCACGCATCATTTTTTTCTTGGCTACTTTCATCATGCCGCCGCCAGCCATCTTGGTAGTCTTAGGTTTGACCGTACCACCACGCATCATCTTCTTTTTAGCTGCTGCTTTCATCATACCACCGCCACGCATCTTGGTAGGCGGAGTCATAGGCCCACCAACACCGGGTTTTTTACGGGTGATACCGTTGTTACCCAAGTTAGGCTTTTGTGGCAAAGGTGCTGCTTTGCCCGGATTAGCTTTTGTTGCACCGCTTCCAGTAGATGGTAATCCTGTAGGTGGCTTTAGTTTACCTACAGCAGAACCAGCCGAAGTTTTTGCCTTTTTATTTAGATTCTTCATAGTACGCAGTTTTTGTGTACGAGTAAGTTTACCTACAGTACCATCCTTTTTCATGTAAGTAGACTGTCCAGCTTTAACCGCCCCACGTCTACCCTTCACATCTGATGTTGTTATTTTTGGTTTAGGGCCATAGTTAGCACGAAAATTTTTCCGTATCTTTTGCGCCCTTGATTTACCGATTGCCATGTCTTAATCTCCGTCTGTCTAATACTAATGCTTCATGTACTTCTTCAGGAAAGTGCTGGTAGTACCCAGACTTCTCCAGACTTAGTGCAGCATCGTCAAGTGGTGACAGTCTCTGCACAAATACCATACAGTAATCTAACGAGTCATCTGTTACATCGTTATCTACTAAAAACTCCAGACCCGCTACCTCTGCATCATAGTCTGGATGAAACACCATGAGGTGCATATCTTTACCTGCAATTGACATGGCTTCGTTAACACCGTCACACCAACCATCTAGGTATTCCATCTCAATGAGATGCTCAGATGCCCACACTACAATGTCGTAGTCATGGTCATTGAAGGTAGATACTTCTTTGATAAGTCCTTCCAGCCCTGTATTGATGCTGAATACAACTTTGTTATCTAGCCATGCTTGCTTTGCGTAGGGGCAGGGTGGTAGTCCGTTTAGTTTAGCATTTGGTACTTCTAGGAAGTCGTGGGACCATTTGCGTATGTCTGCCTCTACGGGGTGCATTACTTACCTGTGATTTTATTGTATGCTTCTGGGCTGGCTTTCTTTAGTGCCTTTAGTCCATCGTTGACCATACCACCTGCAGCGTACATATGCTGTTTGCCATTAGCCATACCACCACGCATCATGGCAGCTTTATTGGTCTTACTGTTATCAACATTTGCCTTACGGTCAGCCATTCCTGTTGGTTTGCGTTTACTAGGTTTTTTACCTTCAGCCTGTGTAATTGTACGTTTAGCTGCAGCAGTATCCATATGACCCTTCAAGTCTTTTTCTTTTTTCTTGCGTTTAGCACGGCTCATACTACCTTTAAACTCTGCAACAACTTCTGCTTCAGACTTATCTGGGTGTTTCTTTGCATATGCCAGCATCTTGTTTGTTACTTCTGCTGGGGTATCAGCAGGAAGAAGGTCATCTAATATTTCACGAAGTCCCATTTTAATTCCTTACCATTTAACTTTATGTGACCAGTATTTAGCTGATAGCTTGCTGGTCGGTTTGCCCTGTGCATTGTGACGTGCGTAGTAGGACTTCTTACGTGCTTTATCTTTTGCAGATGTAGGGTTCTTCCCAGCACCGGATACGCCCTGCTGTCCAAAGCGAATAAACTTATACGTGTCACCTTCCTTCGCCATCACGCAGTGTGACTTAGTTTTGTGACTAGGCGTTCTCTTAGGCTTGTTAACACCAGAGAGACCTTCCTCTTTCATTTTACTTTTAACTCTTTCAGGTATAGCCATTATAGTGAACTCTCACATTTGTATTTCACATCGGTGTACACTACCGGGAATAATCTCTGTGTCTGATTGTACATCTGTGCCACACGTGCTAGGCACTCAGGGTGTGTATCATACGGACCAAAGGTATCTTCTACCTCTAGGCACTCACTGCCGAAGAATGGACCACAAATAATAAGTAAGGCTTTAAACATCTATTCATTTTTCTCTGACCAGCCTTCCAGCTTCATGTAGTCTTCTGTTTCTTTTAGTGTGAAGGTACGTGGGAAAAACTTAGCGTCTAATGCTGTACGTACATAGAAGACATCACTGTGAGGTATATGCAGTCTATCTAGTGTATTGTTAACTATTGCACTGTAGAATGCTTCAAGTACATTGTCTGTATATAGTTTTACAGATTTCTTAGCCATTGTCAAGGACTTTCTTATAATACGGATATATTTATACGAGATTGTAGTTATATGGGTAGTTAAGTGAGTTAACAAAGAAAATGTCTACCATTTAAGTGCTATATCTAAGTGTTTTTATATTTTAATAAATAACATTTAAGTGAGTAGTTTAATGTTTTCTAGTTATACTTAATTATACCAATTTATCAGATAAGTGTCAATACCTAAAATGCATAGGCGATTAAGATTATTTGTAAATGATGTAATAGTGTGACATTTATGCAACAGTATAGGTATAGATAGAGATAGTGTGACATTTATGCAACACATTGTGTGTGCTAGTTCATGTATATTATACCACTTACCCTTGTGGTTAACACTCTATTTTCCTAATCTGTGTGTTTGTCTGTATATATATAACGTACGTAGGGGGCGTGGTTCCTGCATGGGTCTAATTTTTGCCGTTACTATCGAAAAAATGAGTGTTTCCGTTGTCTAAACTATTAAATAAATGATGAGGTGCCTATAAACCCTTGAAATTATTGAATTAATATCTTTTAAAGCCTAATCACTATATAAAGGGCAACTGTTTGGCTAACAGTTATCACCAAGCCTGACAGGTTAAATGTCAGAACAGTGAGAAAAGGAAAAGATAAAATGACGATGCATAAAATTGTCACTCAGTGACAAAAACCCATATCAAAAACAGATACCCCCTACCCATACAATTCAAACACTACCTAAAAAGCCTTATGTCATTTAAACGCGATTTAAAGCCCACTGAGCCACATCACACAAAAAACCCTACTTCCTACCATAAAAATTCATCATCACGTTTTTAGCTTCCACCATACAACACAGCGATATAAAACAAATAAATGTCACTCAGTGACAAAAAACTTATAAATAAATTAGACAATGCTGTATCAATCTGTTATTCTGAAACCAACCAGCCGGTTTTTCCGGTTTTAACCAGAAACTAGTTAAGGAATAATAAAATGACAAATTCAGTAGAACTAAACACACTTGCCGCTACATACTTTTCAACTTGTGTTAAGTCTGAGACAAATCTTGTTAATAAAATGAGCAAGGCCATTTCAAACAACCCAGCTATGATACGTGAAATTGCCCAAGCCGTTTTTTATGCTGATAAAGATAGCATGGTATTTTGTCAGAAGAAAAAAGCTGACAAAGCTGATATGACATTGCGTCGCACTCTTTATGCAACAAGCGCGGTTGGTGATATTACTTATTTATTAGAAAGAAATTGCCGCAACGATTTAAAGGCTTTCAGAATAATCGGTGAAAAATCTTCTGTCTGGTCCGAAAATACCATTGTTGCTATCTGCGAACATACCAAGGCAAAAGGTGCACACGGTCTAATGCAAGCGTCTAAAACTTTCTATAAGTCTATCGAAAAGGAATATTTGGCACCTGCAAAAGATGAAAAATCAGATGAAGGTGTAGCAGAAAAATCAGATGAAAATGTAGCAGATGAAAAGGCACCCGATTTATCTCTACAAGATATCGCAGATAAATTGCTTATCTCATTAGGCAATGAACAAGCCTATAAATTATCCGTAATGCTTGCCGATATGTCACAAGATAATCTTTCCGATACACAAATTGAAAAAGCGATAGCTGGTTAAATGTCACTCAGTGACAAAAACAAAAAGCCTTGCCCTAACATTGGGGCAAGGTTCACCCACTCAAAAAGGAAAATTCAAATGCTTTATATTCTTACCCCCATTATCAAAATTCTGTTTGTTCTTGCATACTTTGTTTTTGGTATCGCTCTTATTGATTTGTCCAACACTACTTTAATCAGTGAGATGAATTCTAACGATTGGCTCATAAGTATGACGGGGGGAATATTTGTTATGGCATCCCTGTTTTTAATTATGGCAATGCCAAATACAAAAAGATAAAATCCACATAAAAATGAAATAGAGCCTGTCATTACTTTTGACAGGTTTTTTTTCTGCCAAAATTTTATAAAAAAAAAATAAATTTTTTATGATAGTATGATAGTATAGGGGCCGCAGATTAGGGGCCGTAAATCCATTTTTTACAATCCTATAGTCGATTTGACAATATCCCTATAGTGTGGTAGTCTTTATATACTGAAGAACGGCTTAAAAATTTTAGATAAATGTCACTCAGTGACAAAAATTAACGAGGTAAAACATATGACAAAACTAGTCTGGGAAAATGACAGCTTGGCTGTGGAAGCGCCAAAAGATTTGCGGTCTGGTTGGCATCGTGTACCTAATGAACAGCGCAAGCGTGTAGAAAATTCTTCTGCTTTGTATCATGTAGGTGCCTTTACTACTACCGGTATTGAATTGCAACGATTAGCTGATGCAGATAGGCAGGTGAAGCAACAAAAAAAGCTAACCGATATTATTGATTGGCTAGACGATTTGTAGGTTTGACACTATCCATATCCTATGCTAGTCTATAGGAACCATAGGGAATACAAAATTTTTAACCACCCAGAAAAATGTCACTCAGTGACAAAAACCAACGGAGACAAAAATGTATAATCGTGATTGTAAACAGATTGCTAGGTTTGCACTTAAAAACCCCGATAATCTAGCTAGGGTGACTACGTTTGTATTGACCACAATTCAGGCAGGTCTTGCGACTACCCATAATCAGATGCTAGACATTGATGAGCATGGGGCGGATAGCAAATATTTGTGGGGCAATAAACGTGCTGGCTATGAGTATATGCAAGAACACAAAGCCGTCATCTTTGCGGCAATCAAGGCGGCAGTAAAAGCTGGTGATGCAGTGGGTGCCATTGATGTACTCACTAACGTGCCTAATCTAGGCATAGTAAAAGCAGCATTTGTGGCTCAGATGTGTGGGCTAGATGTAGCTTGTATTGATAGCCATAATTGTGATAGGCTTGGATTAGCTAGAACCGCGCTCAAATTCCCCAAAGGTGTGAAACCTGAGACAAAACGCAAGAAGATTGCTGATTACGTGGCACTCACTCAGCGCACTGGTGGCAGTGAATACTGGTGGAATACGTGGTGTGATTATGTCGCTGGCAATCGTGCTAATAAATCCTTGTCTACAGGTGATGAGGTATCTATGTTCCATGTTGTTGCGGTTATTGGGTAAAACTGTCACTCAGTGACAAATAATAGGAGATTAAAATGGCTAGGAAATGCGCTTGTTGCGACACACTACATGACCTAAAATTCGTGCCTGATGATGATGATTATATGTGTGGTGAATGTTACTGTGAAGAATACCACAGCCTTGAGTTTAGTCAGGGTAAGTATGAAGCAGAGATGGATGTATTACATGGTGATGTATATGATATACGCAAAGCTATGGATGCCTTCATAAGCGACCCGCCTGATGATGCCTTTCAATATGGCTATCTGTATGGGTTAAAAAGTGAATTGGAAAATGTGGAGTTTAAGAAATGACTGTATCTAATTGGGAATTAATGTCTGAGACACGTAACACATACGTGGGCACTAACGCACAAGAATATGCTGTGATAAGTAAATCAATAGGGTGTTGGACTCTGTATGTAGAGCCGCAAACTAGTCTAGGCAAGCATCATTACTCGTCACACAATACATTATATGAGGCTATCCGTATGGCTGAGACTGTGACGCCTTGGGTAGTAGATGAAAACATGAAACCGATAAAGGAGTGTGTATAATGGATAAAACATTAACTATGGAAGAACGACAGATGTCTATGTATGGGTGCCTATCGTTTGAATTAGATGAAGCAATAGATGATGCCGCTATGCCCTACATGGGTGGCTTACCTATGATGGTCATGTCTATGCTATCAGATGCACAAGAGTTAATAGCTATGGGTGCAAGTGATAGGGCAAGGCAGAATATTAATCGTGCTAAATATGTATTGAAGGAGTTATCAGAATGAGAAAAATCAATTTAATGGGGTACGTTATGTGCCTAGTTGCAGGAACTGTGGGTTTGTCTATTGTAGTGCCTGAGTTATTGCATTACGTGCCAGCAGAAACAGCTATCTTTACGATTAGTAGCGCAGTTTTTGTGTACGGCTTGACAAACATTATAAAATGCGTAAGATAAATCCTATAGCAAGGTCACTGCTGGTTACTAACCGAAGAAGACAGCAAGCAGTGGCTGACCAAACAAAATACAATCGAAAGAAGGATAAAGACAATGCAAATAAAAATCACACCGATGAAGAATACCAAAACCCCAAAGGCAGAAAGTAAGCGCGACCATTGGCGTAGTCACAACAAGGCTAAGACTACACGCCGCAAGGTGGCACAGTTTGCCAAGCGTTTAAGCCAAGCCTCTTAAAAATGTCACTGAGTGACAAAAACCAACATAAAGGAGAATATATCATGTTAAATTTCGTAAAAGTGTTCACTACTGTAGTTAAGTTCAAACTTCAAGGGCTGAAGCCTACAATCTACCGCACTACCAAGACACACCCAAACATGGAACGTGGATACTTTATCCGCATGGGTACAGGTGGTAAGTCAGGTGAACGTCTACTGCGAGTTAATATGGGTACTAGCTATTCATCTTTCCCTGTGTATAGCCGTAAGGGTAAGCAACGGGTGAATGAATATGTACCTATCAAAGGTAATCTCACACAAGTGAGAGCCAACTAAATTGTCGGGGTGCAGTGTCTGCAAAAGATTATAGCCCCAACATGGTAGGGGTAAGAGTCCTCTTTCAAATATGGACAAAGCCCCTACCTACCTTATACAACACAGGAGAAATAATATGACTGGCTCAAAGAAAACATATCACATCAAGATTGAACTGAACTTGTGGTATGACCGCAACTTTGCTATCGAGGCAGACAATGAAGATGAGGCAGAGGTAATAGCACGACAGGTGGCTAAAGACCAGACGCAACACCTCATTTATACTGACCTGCCTACTGAGGACAGTGGTGACTGGACGTATGGCGACCAAGAATATACTACTATTTATGTGGAGACAGAATAATGAATGAACTTAATTTAACAGACTATGAGTTTGGCTTTCTTGTGGCTAAGTCGCAGGAGATAGTCAAATCCTTTGAACAAACAGGTGGTTGCATCTACGAAGGCGATGACTGGTATAGCGTTACAGTTGTAGACGTAGTGCATGGCAGGAAGGATGCAGAGTATGACCTGAACATCTGGGATGATGACGATGGCAAGATGTGTTGTTCTGCCTATCCTGTAACGTACAAGGGTGAAGGCAACAAAGCATACACCGATGGCAGTACATGCGCGAGGTTATGGTAATGAATTGCTGGCACTGTAGAACAGAACTAATCTGGGGCAACGACCATGACATCACAGATGAGAGTGATGAGTTTGCTATACTCAGCATCCTGTCTTGCCCTAATTGTAACAGCTTGGTAGAAGTATATTACCCTAAAGAGGAGATGAGTAATGAATAATTTTGACCCAGACAAAACCTACACGGTAGGTGTGTGGCGTATGACATTCTTTGTGTATGATGAAGAAGCAGATGACCATATTCTTAATGAAGATGGTAGTGTTAAGGAATTTTATGCAGATAACATAGACTATTCATACATGGCTGATGGCATCGATGTAGATGACTTAGAGGAGATGAGTGATGAAGATTGATGACATAATCAAGGTGCTTGATGAACACTTCCCCAACACAAAAGCGTGGGGTGATAGCTGGTTCATCATGGATGATGATGGCTCTGGCACTTGCCAAGTTTGTTTTGTATTAGATGAGGAGAATGATGATGCCTAAGTACAGAATACATGGAACACTATTCACATTCATGGATGCCATAGTTGAGGCTAAAGATGAGGACGAAGCCATTGCTATGTATAGCCCTTCTACTTCTAACTTAGATTGGTTTGAAGTAGGTAGTGACTGGGAATTTTTAAATGAGTATGCAACTTTAGATGAGGAGAATGATGATGATGAATAATTTAGAACGAGGTACAAAGCTATCACAATCTGTGAAGTGGCAGGGGCAGGACATCTTTGAGATTGCCCAAGCTGCATTTGAGGATGCAAACTACCACACCTTTAATGAGGTATTCACTGAGGCATGGAATGAATTTAATCAGGAGATGGATGATGAGTAAAGAGAAAACCGTTAAGCTAGAACTAACACCGACAGATGCTAACGCCCTGATGGTTATGATAGAGAATGAGATAGAAACGACATTTACATACGGTGACATTGACCCGATTAATGATTGGGAACATGCTGACCTGTATGCACACAAGCTACTAGCCTATCACAAATACAAGACATGGTATCAGTCACCCTATCGGACATGGTATAAGGAGAATGCAGAATGACATATGAAATTACACACGAACAACGCCTACAATTACTTGAGGCACATAACAATCTAAGGACAACACTATCAATAGTGGCAGATTGCCACGACTTGTGGCTGTCTGACATACGCAACTTAGAGAAGCTAGAGTGTCACCTGCACCGCATCTTCAAGTTTGTACCCAAGCGGGATGAAGACGGACATAGTATACACTATGCTAACTGGATACTAGATGAGGATGATGACGATGATAGCTGAAGCATTAGTATGCCTAGCACTCAACGTGTATCACGAGGCACGTGACCAGCCCTTCATTGGGCAGGTTGCTGTGGCACAGGTAGTGATGAACAGAGTACGTGATGAGCGTTACCCTGATGATGTGTGTGGTGTAGTTAAACAAGGCTTGACATACTCATGGGATACAGATTATCCTGTGCTTAATCGGTGCCAGTTTAGTTGGTACTGTGATGGCAAGAGTGACAAGACACCTGATGTAGAGGCACACAACAGGTCTATGTTAGTTGCACATGGTGTAATGAATGGACACTTGGATGACTTCGTTGAAGGTGCAACGCACTACCACGCCAGTTATGTGCGGCCTGATTGGGCTGAGACAAAGACAAAGGTAGTGCAAATAGGTGAACATATATTTTATAGATGGGAGTAGTAAGATGATTAAACACATATGCAAACACTGCTTGAACACACAGTATATATCAGATAAGCTGAGACAGTTAGCGTCTCGTATGTACTGCTATGTCTGCGGTAATGCTATTGAGAAACTGAACGACAAGGATGCTGAGACACCTAAGTATCTGTCAGGAAAGGATAAGCAAGAGGAGTAATACAATTTTTGTCACTCAGTGACATTTTACCTTGACCATGCAACATATTACTGATATAACAAGCTATCAGTTAACACTTATATAAAGGAGATTTATTATGTTAGATTTTATTCCAGAGAACTTAGACTTTGATGTAACTTTTGAGCCTACAAGATTGGCAGACAAGAAATATGTCATTGACAACAACACAGGGGAACCTATCGCTATTGTGGGTAAGGATTTTACCTGCGCTACACACGGTGATTTCTTTCGTGATGTAATCAACGCAGCAACAGACAATCTGACAGCACAAGATATGCAAGGAGCCGCTATTAAATGGAGAGACGCACACCAGAATGGCTGGGCTATGATGGACATGACCCTACCTAACGTAAATGCTAAAATTATCACCGATAAGCACGAAAGTACGGTTGCACAGCGCATTATTGCCCTACACGGGGTCAATGGTACTTGCTCTAACGTCACTATCTTTGGTGCTATCGACTTCTTCTGCCTAAACGGTCAGATTCGTGGGCGACACGATAAAATAGTACGCAAGAACACTTCTAATTTTAGTCTTGATATGTTTATTGCTGAACTTGAGAAGTCTACTACAGATTTTAAGGCTCAGACAGAACAAATGCAGCGTTGGGCTAATACAAGCCTAGTTACTGTTGATGTAAAAGCTATGTTGGATGCTATCATGCAGTCAGACAAAAAATCTGATAAGATGTACACGCTATACAATCAAGAAGTGAGCCAGCGTGGTCGTAACTTATGGTCGCTCTACTCTGCATTTACTAACTATGCAACCTATGCGGATGAGCGTAATAATTTTAAACAGCGTAACACAGGCAATGACACACAAGCTAAATCACTATTCATGCGTGAAGTTGAAGTGGCTAATTGGATTGAAAATCCTGTGTTTAAAAAGTTAGAGCAGGTGGAAGCGGCATAATGTCACAGCTAACAAACCTAACAGACGATTACTATTTGTCACATGATTTCAAGAACTTACGTGAACAAACTAAAGCTCAGTATAAATACTTTCTTGGGGTAATGCTTAACACAGAGGTAGACGGTACGTTGCTGTCTACTTTTAATTATACAACTATGCCAACTCGTGTGGCTAAACAGGCATACAACCAATGGTGTGAGAAAGGTATATCAATGGCTAATCATATCATGTCGGTGACACGCACGTTATTCAATCACGGGTTGCGTATGGAACTATGTACTATTAATCCGTTTGAAAACATACGTAGGAGAACTGTAGAGAGGCGTAAGACGGTATGGAGTAAGGAAGATGTACAGAAACTATTAGATGTAGCCTACAGCGACTTTAAAACAAGAAACATAGGGCTTATAGCGCATATGGCATATGAGTGGTGCCAGCGTGTAGGTGATATGCGTATGCTTATTTGGGATAACATTAACTTTGATAAGCAAACAATTCAGATTGAGCAGTCTAAACGTCATGCCGATGTACATCTACCCATAGAGGATGATTTGTTTGATATGATTAAACAACAGCAGGAAGACTTTGGGTTTCAAGAATATGTAGCACCAAGACCTAACCCTATTAATGGTGTGTACTTACCTTATTCACTTACTAAATTACCTAAGTACGCACGTAAGCTGATGCAAGAGGCTGGTTTATCTGATGAACTACGACTGGCAGATTTAAGACGTACAGGTGTTACGGAAATGGTTGAGGCAGGTGTCGGTATGGGGCAAATTATGTCGGTTACAGGACATGCTAACCCTAGTTCTGTAAAACCATACATGAAAAATACTTTAAAGAGTGCAGAATTAGCATTGACGACACGTAGAAAAGCATGATATAAGCATTCAAACGCCGCAACGAACTATATATATATAACTATTATAATATATATATTATATACATAAAGGAACATATATATGATAAACCCAAATGACTATGACATTCCTAATGGACATACTAAAAGAACTAACTGTCCTGTTTGTAATGGTAAGAATACATTTAGTATTACTAATAACATGGGTAATCTTATGTGGAACTGTTACAAAGTATCTTGTACTGTAGGTGGGGGCACTAGGGTGAGACTTACATCAGATGACATTCGTAAGAGCCTTGCAGGAGCCTCACAGAGAGCCTTAGATGACTTTGTGCTACCTACCTACATCGTACCACACAGAGACAAGCCAGAAGTTATTGAATGGTGTACTGAGTGGGGTATTGATGCTGACAACCTGTCACTGATGTATGATGTTAAGGAACACAGGGTTGTGTTTCCTGTTGTACATGACGGAAAGATTGTTGATGCTACAGGTCGTTCCTTGGGTAAGAGAATACCTAAATGGAAGCGGTATGGAAATAATAGCTTGCCATACGTATTAGGACATGGTAGTGTCGCTGTTGTTGTTGAGGACTGTGTGAGTGCAGCCGTTGTTGGTTTCGGTTCCTTTGTCGGGGTTGCGCTATTAGGTACATCGTTATCTGATTCGCATAAAGGTTATCTCTCACAGTTCTCAACGGCAGTAATTGCATTAGACCCCGATGCGTTACCGAAGACAATACAAATGGCAAAACAATTAAAGGGATACGTGAACGATGTTCGTGTCCTAAGATTAAAAGATGACTTTAAATATCGTAACCCTGAAGATATGGAGAATTTATATGGAATTATCACTAATTAGAAGTTTGATGGACAAGGAGTTTTACGATGAACATCGTGGTGCTAAGTGTCCTGACCGCTTGTTTAATCCCGAAGTAAGAAAGATTAATCAGGTATTAGACAAAGCAATGCAGTTATATGGGCGTACAGTTACACCCGATGAGATTGAAGCATTGTTCATGTCTAACAACCCAACACTTACTACAGCACAGAAGGAAGCCTATGCATCTCTGTTC